GGTATACAATTTTTGAAGGTTATCTAAAGCGGCCAACCCACGAATTGGAGCTATGTTAAGGAATTTGTCTAGATCACCGAAGCTTATTTTGTTTTTTTGCTGTTCTCTCATATTACGAATATAATATACACAGATTTTTTAAAAATACTATTAAATTTTTATTTGACAATAAAATTGCACTTTTCAAGGACGTAGTTCGGGCCTTGGTATTTTTTCAAATTTATAACAGAAGAAAAATACCTTTCGTACGTGGCCATGATATCAGAAATCGCAAAATTATCTTCCGCATGTTTTCTGCAATCTTGAGGTCGAATTTGAGCACTTTGATTAACAGCATGCACAAATTCATTTAAAGACCTGCATCTGAATCCAGTTTTTCTGTGAATGTTGTACTCAGACATTCCGCCCCAATCTGTAGAAATTACTGGCGTCCCAGAGATGAAAGATTCTATCATAGTCCATCCGCAAGGCTCAGAATATAAACTTGGCATTATCAAACATCTAGCTTTTGCCAAAAAATTTTTTCTTTCATCAAAACTAACAGTGTGAATATATTCAGCTCTTGGATTATCTTTAGCCAGACTGTTTTTCATATTTTGTGGGCCGACAAATTTTATCGGTAAGTTCAATATTTTTGAAATTTCTTGAGCTAGAATTATGCCTTTGGTATCTACCATTCTGCCCAGAAAAAGCATATAATTATCTTTTTGCTCTTCATAAATAAAGTCGTCAAAGTAAAAACCCGGAGGTATGACAGCATCACCAAAAGATGGTATATTGTTTTTATATAACTGGTGTTGCAGCTTGTGTAATTGAGCGTAACTTTCAAATACTTTGAACGGAGCGAATCCAGAATCGTATCCTATGCTTGGTTCAATGATTATGAAATCTTTCAATTTATTGCAGCAAGCTGCGTGCCCAAAACCCCAAAAAGCTAAGACTAAATCATTTTCGCTTTGCTTGTTTTTTCGAATTAATTCGTAGGCATTTTTATTGAATTCTTTATGAACTTTGTTGTCAACATTTTGGTTGTGAAATTCTTTCCAGCTTTGTTTGCCGTAAACTTTGTTGTAAGTTTCCCTTGAAACTACATCAAAATGCTTTGTACAACTTACGTCTGAATCAGGATGCCCGTAATGAAATACCGTATGACCCCTTTTAGTCATTTCGGTGCAAAATTTGTAAACTTTTTGAGTGAATGCGCAAAGGGTTATTTCTTTCCGTGTAGGGTAAATGGGAACTGATAAAACATGGAAAATCATATATTGTTTATATTTTAAAAGGTATTTTGCTTAAGTCAAGTGTAATATTATGTAATGAGCAGACGGAAGAAGTCTTCAGCGTCGGAAAAGATAATAGCATTAAATGAAAATAAGTACAAGCTTTATCTGAAAAATTTTGAGTTAACAAAAAAGCAACATGAGTTTTTAAAAATAGCTTTTGATAAAAATACAAAAATAATTTTTGTTTCAGGGCCAGCCGGGTCTTCGAAAACTTTTGTTTCTATTTATGCGGCTTTACAGCTTTTTAACATGAATATGAACCAAGATGTTTTTTATGTTAGAACGATAGCAGAAAGTGGAGAAAAGAATTTGGGCAGCTTACCCGGAGATGTAGATGAGAAATTTCATCCTTTTATGATGCCGCTTCAAGATAAACTTGAAGAGCTTTTGGAAAAAGATCAAATAAAAATGCTAATAGAAGAAAATATTATCCAGTGCGCCCCAATAAATTATTTAAGGGGTGCTAGCTGGGCCAATAAACTCATTATCGCAGATGAGTCTCAAAACTTTACAAGGAAAGAATTGGTAACCTTGATAACAAGAATAGGTGAAAATTCCAAGTACTTCATATGCGGTGATCCGATGCAATCTGACATAAATGGAAAAACTGGCTTTGCTCCGATTATGGAAATATTTGACAATGAAGAATCTAAAGAGCAAGGAATCTACACTTTTCGTTTTACAGACGAGGATATTGTTCGCAGCGAAATATTAAAATTTATTGTAAATAAATTAGAAAATAACCTACAAAAATAAAATATAAAAAATGGCTAGTATATTTTGTCCAGACTGTGGAGCTAAAAATCACTTTACTTTAAAGAAGCCGAACTTTTGTCAAAGTTGCGGTGAGACTTTTTCGGCATTTGGAATGGCTAAAGGCTCAACAGTAAAATCTGAGTCTTCTGCCAGTTCACGAGACGAAGATTCCGTACCTAACATTTCAAAGTTGGAGTATGAAATCGATTTGCCAAAAAGTAAAGTTACAATTGAAACTTTGGTAAATAACCCGATTAATCCGGAAGAAATTGCATACAATGCTGAAGCCACTGAGGGATACAAAAAAATGACTAAGGAAGATTTTTTAAAAGTGTCCCAACGCGAATGCGGCAGCTCTCGCGGGAATTACGAGGATGTAGGTGGTAGTGCCGGACAACAATAAACAAACGTACGAAGATAAATTTGAGGTAATTGATAACGAAATCATAAAGCGGTACTACAAGTGGCATTTACATGCTCTCGCTTGGTTAGATTTCGACGACGTATCGCAAATTATCAGAGCTCATATTTATAATAAATGGGACCAATGGGACCAGTCTAGGCCTATAGAGCCGTGGGTCAACAAAATTATATCCAACCAGCTCAAAAATATTTTACGTAATAATTATTCTAATTTTGCAAGGCCTTGCGTTAGCTGTAAACACAACCAATCAAAAGAACAAGCCGCGGGCCAAGTCTCTAATTTATGCTCTTTGACATCTAGCGGATTGCAATCTGACGAATGTCCAGATTACGCAAAGTGGTATAAAACTAGAAAACAGGCTTATGATATAAAGATACCAGTTTCACTCGAAACTAATGACTTCGATCGCCACACCTCGCCGGAAGATCATTATAAAATTGACAAAGCTGTAAATCATATGCATCTGAAAATGAGGCAGTATTTGAATGATAGGCATTACATAATTTATAAAATGTTATTTATAGATTATATTGATGAAGAACTGGTTGCCAAAGTTTTAGGTTACAAAAGTAACGAAAAAGGCAGGAAAGCCGGTTACAAACAAATCAAAAATCTTAAAAATTTTTACAAGAAAATAGCTAAAAGAATTTGCCTTGAAACAGATATATTTTTTGAATGAAGCAGTATACCTTAACAGACGAAGAAAAAAAGCGTAGCTTAGAATTATTTCAAGAGCTAGATGGAGATTTAAGCGAAGCTACTAAAAAATTATTCAAAGACGAAAATGAAAAAGGCAGTACTGTTAGAGGTAGAGCTCTGCGAAAGTATTGGGTCGAAAAAGGGCTGAGCTACAGAACAAAAGTTAAAAAAAGAGTTGTTAAACATTTTTTAAATGATGATGAAAAATCTTTTGTAAAGCAGCACTATTGCCCTGAAATGACAAAGCTCGAACTTGGTCAACTGCTGTGGCCAAAAGACGCTGAGAGTAAAGGCTTTAGTGAGACCGATAAGTTCATCGCTCTTTGCGAATATATTAACAAAGAATTTCCATCCACAACTAATCTTCGTGACGATGCGGCTGGAGAAAAGTATGTACCGCCCACAATAATTTCAACTGCCATCAAAAGATTGAATAAAGTTGCGTCAAGATCTTTTGAGCCAACCAAGCTAAATGTGCAAGATAAAAAATGCGTAGAAAAATTAATCTCTTATCTATGCGCGCCTAGATTCATGCAAGTTATAAATTCTTACATTACAAAACAGAACCGAGAATTGTTTGAATCAGAATATATTAGAAGCACTTGGGACAAGCCTGATTTAACTTCTGATGAACTAAATTTGTATGTTAATGTATGTATGGATTATGTCAATCTAAAAGAGATAGAGCAGCAGAAGCAAAAATTAAATTTAATGTTCGATGACACTGAGGGTCAAAATGATTTGACCATGAGATTGACCGAGATGTTAAAAACTAAAGCTGAAGAGTATAACCAATGCATCAACAGAATTGATAAAATGTTAGCCAAGCTAAATGGCGAAAGAGCAAAGAGGGTTGCAAATCAACAGCAACGCAATGCCTCTATTCTTTCGTTAGTGCAGTTATTTCAAGATGAAAATGAAAGAAAGCTGATGATTAAAATGGCAGATATGCAAAAGCAAGCGATCAGAAAAGAGGCGGACGAAATAGAGAAAATGTCCGACTGGAAAGCTAGGGTCTTGGGTATCAGTAAGGAAGATGCGATATAATGGAAGTGGTGGAGTCCAAAGTTTTTACCTGTGCAGAATGCGGCAAAGAGTTTGCAAGTAGAGCTTCATTGCACAAACATTTTAAACAGCATGATTTAAATTTAGCTTCTTACTATACCAAACACTTTCCAAGAAAAAACAAATTGACAGGTGACCCATTGCCCTTCAAAAGATACGAAGAATATTTCGAGAGAGATTTTTCCACTAAGCAGCAATTGTTCAAATGGTGCGAGGAAAATTCTTTAGAAGAAGTTAAAAAATATGCAATGTCACTTCTTGAAAAAAGACATAATAAAAAAAATAGAAAATATGGCGCGTTTCATTTAGAGACTAAAAATTCTTTTTTGCCGCCTCTTTCCGTCTACAAAAAGATTTTCGGCAGTTATAATGCGGCTTGCGAAGTTTTAGGTTGCGAACCTTTGTTTGACAAAAACTTACCTAAAAATTTTTTTACAGATAAAGTTCCTGAAGATTTAAAAATTGCCATAGACACAAGAGAGCAAAAACCTTTGAGCTTTGATTTTTGTCAATCAGAAGTGCTGAAGTTAGATATAGGGGATTATACTACATTAGGCAAATATTACAATTATACTTTTGTAGATAGAAAATCTGGCAACGATTTGCAAGGAACTTTAAATAAACATAACATAGAAAGATTTAGAAGAGAAATACAAAGAGCGCAAGAAATGGATTCCTATTTATTTATTGTGATAGAATCTAATGTAGAAAAGATGATTAAAGAAAATAAAATTTTTAATCGGCGTAGTAACGTAGATTTCACACTTAGGCAGATTAAAGATTTATGCCATGATTTTCCTAGGTGTTGTCAATTTGTATTTGTTGATGACAGAGAAAGTGCTTCAAAATTTAACCCAAGAGTTTTAATGCACGGTAAAAATATTTGGCGTACTGACATGCAATATTTCTGGGATCAAAAAAAACATGAGCTGGCATGAAGGAAATCAAGGCAAGCCTTCGCATCAATTAAGAGATAATGAAGAGCTTTTAAAAGTAGATGGCTTCTTGGAAGAAAAGGAAGCCAAGCTGGCTCTTTATGAATTTTTACGAAATAACATTACTTTTTCTGCAGACCTTATATTAGGAGTCAAGCTTTTTCCATTTCAGCATATGGCTATCAAGTCTATGTTTGAAAGAGATTATTTTATGGGCGTATGGAGCCGTGGGATGTCAAAGTCTTTTACAACTGGTATCTATGCAGCTCTTGATGCTGTACTAAATCAAGGGGTTGAAATTGGAATACTGTCAAAATCTTTCAGGCAGGCCAAAATGATTTTCAAAAAGATTGAAGATATAGCGGTCAAGCCAGAGGCAGGTTTTTTTAGACAATGTATAACTAAGACTTCAAAAAGTAATGATGAGTGGCTGATGGAAATTGGTTCAAGCAGAATAAGAGCGTTACCTTTGGGTGATGGTGAAAAACTGCGTGGCTTTCGTTTTCATAGAATAATTATTGACGAGTTTCTTTTGATGCCAGAACGAATTTACAACGAAGTCATTGTTCCGTTTTTGTCTGTTGTAGAAAATCCAACTCAAAGAGATGACTTGTATAAATTAGAAAATAGACTTATAGAAGAAGGCAAAATGACAGAAGAAGAAAGGTATATTTGGCCTAATAACAAACTCATAGCTCTTTCTTCTGCGTCTTATAAATTTGAATATTTATATAAGCTCTATACTCAATTTGAAAATTTAATCGTAGCAGAAAAACAAAAAGACAAAGCTTCTCGTTGTATTATGCAATACAGTTATGATTGCGCTCCGAAGCAACTATATGATGAAAACTTAATTAACCAAGCGAAAGCAACGATGAGCCAATCTCAGTTTGAAAGAGAATTTGGGGCTATATTCACAGATGATAGTTCTGGTTATTTTAAAACTAGCAAGATGGCGTTGTGCACTATTCCAGATGGAGACTTGCCATGTATTGAAGTTCAAGGTGAACCAGATTCAGAATATATTTTAGCTTTTGACCCATCTTGGTCTCAAACGGAAAGTTCTGATGATTTTGCCATACAAATTTTGAAATTGCATCCAGAGCAACAAAAAACAACTCTCGTACACAGTTATGCATTGTCAGGCACTTCACTCAAGCATCATATAAATTATTTTTTATTTTGTTTGCAAAACTTTAACGTAGTTGGAGTATGCGGTGACTATAACGGCGGCGTGCAATTTTTACAAGCTTGCAATGAAAGCGAGACTTTCAAAGAAAAAAATATAAAACTCCAAACGATAGACGTAGGGCTAGATAAACCTGAAGAATATCAAAATGACCTTAAAAAATACAAGAACGAATACAATTCTAAAGAGCATAAGTACGTCATTTTAAGAAAGCCAACAAGCAATTGGATTAGGCAAGCCAACGAATTGCTGCAGGCAAATTTCGACCATAGGCGTATATATTTTGCAAGTCGGGCCACAGACGACTCATATACAAAACAAAAAAATAAAAGCATTCCTATACAAGATATAAAGTTTTTGCGTACCGCGGAAGAAGCGAAGCAAAGCGCCGGAGCTAAAATGATTGATTTTATTGAGCACCAGTCAGATATGATAGATTTGACAAAAAATGAGTGCGCTTTAGTTCAGATTACTACAACTTCACAAGGCACTCAAACATTTGATTTACCTTCAAATCTTAGAAGGCAAACTGGTCCAGACAAAGCAAGAAAAGACTCTTACTCAGCTTTAGTTTTAGCAAATTGGATGGCCAAAGTCCACTTTGACTCTCAGCATGTGCAACAAGAAGATGTTATAGAAACATTCGTTCCTGAGTTTATAATGTAAATAAAGTAACTTTCAAAGTCACTTTAATAACTTTAAGTGTAATTTTTAAATATGGCCGAAAAAAGAAGATATACCAAAAGATCGGATTATTGGAACAAGTTCAAAGAAAAGCATGAAAAATCTTTGG